CGGCGTCGGCCTGAGCCGGGCAGCCTGCAATGATCACCTCGAGCTGCAGCGCGTAGCCCTCCCACGCCGCGGAGTCGATCAGCGCCGCCTGGGCGGCCGCATTGTCGCCCGGGTAGGCGCCGGCGCCGAAGGTGTTCGCCGGGCGCGCCGGTAGCGCTCCGACGCAGCCGACCGATACCGGAACCGGCACGGGCGCGGGCCTGGTCGCGCACCCGGCGAGCAGCAAGCAAAGGATGAGCGCCCTCACTTCCAGCTCCCCCAGGCTTCGCGCATCACGCCGTCGCAGTCCAGCGCCTGGCTGGAGGCTACGGCCGCGGCCCGGTCTTTCGTGCGCGCGATCGCGGCAGCGGCGAACTTCTCGGCGGTGGCGCGCTGCTGCTTCGCTGCTTTTGTCTGCGCCTCAAGCACCGCCAGAGCGAGGTTCTGCTCGTTCACTCTCGCGGCCAGAGCGTCGTATGCCTGCTTCTGGCGCGCCAGTGCGCGCAGGTGCGCAGCGTCGAGCCGCCATCCGTTGACTACCGCCCCCGCCGTCGCCGCGCCGGCCAGCACTAGCAATCCGGCGACGGCAACGGCGACAAGCCGGAACCTCGTCAGGGTGATGTCGATCATGGCAGTCCTTTCAGGCAGAGCTCACGCTCGGCTTGGCGACGGCGCGTGAGGCCGCGCGCCTCTTGGCCGCCAACCTTGTTCCACATGAGCAGCGCATTGCAGGCGCCGACGATGTCGCCTGCATTGGCGCGGCGCGCCATGCTCGATCCGCAGAAGGCGGCCACGCCGATGTTGTAGGCCGCGTCGACGAAGGCCACCTTCTGACCGTTCGTCAGGCGGTCCATCGGCACGCAGCGAGCGATGCCGGCAGCGTGCCGCTCCAGGTCGCGGTCGAGCTGGGCCCGGCACTGGTCCGGCGTATAAGTCTTGCCCCACATTGCGTTCTCGGTCGCGCCCGTGCAGTAAGTCAGCACGCCGCCCATGTCGCGGTAGGTGGTCAACTTCGTGCCCTCGAACGTCGACGTGAGGACGAGTAGCGCAGCCGCCGCTGCGGCGCCGACGATGCCGGCCAGGCCGGCGCGACGGCTCACGACTTCACCTCGAGGCTCGCCAGCCTGGCCATGCTCTCCCGTTCAGCGAGGTCGGCTTGCCGCTGCTCGCGGCGGTCCTTCCGGTACATGTAGATGGCGTTCAGGGCGAACGTCAGCAGCGCCGTGACGATGCCGGCGACGACACCCCACTGCGTCAAGGTCAGGGACGTGCCGATCGACACGGTGGCGCCGGCGTAGCTGGTCAGCTCGGGCGCGGTTACTTTGCTCATTGATTGCCTTTTCATTGGGCGTAAAAAAAGCCGCTCGTCGCGGCCCGGTTGGCGCGCACGCCGTTCAGGCGCGCATCAGCTGGGATTTCGGGTAATCGGCCATGTGAAGGTCGATCGGGCGAACGCGCTTCATCACGGCCGGGTCGAACAGGCGCAGGCCGCCGGCGAGCAGGATTGCGAACGTCAAGTCCGAGCACCACCACTTGCTGTCGTCGGTCCAGTCCTCCGAGTAGGTGAGCGGGATGCCGACGGCGCCGGCGAAGTCGTACCCCTTTCCGACCTGGGCCTCTGCGAATGCGCGCGCGGCGTCGACGTCGGGCACCACCACCGGCATATCCCGGTAGACCACTATGCCCTTCATCAGCTGGTCGACCGTGCCGGCCCGGCAGCCGTGCGTCATCGACGCTTCATAGGCGCGATCGCCGATGATCGTGATCGAGTGGCTGAACTGGCGTGAGCCGGCGGCGACGCCGACCGCCAGACTGATCGGGTTATATGGCCATCGGCTGGTGAGCCGGACCGTGATGATTCCTGGACGTTTATCCATCAGGTCTCCTTTAATCGGTGGAATTGAGTCAAATGAGCGCGAGCCCCAAGCCCTCGGCAATTGTCCGCATGTCCGCCCTCATTTCAGCTACGATGCCGGCGATCTCATCCACAGACTCAGCATGTCGGACGTCCTCCTTATTCAGCAGCCGAAGCAACCGAATCTCGCTGATGATCAAGGACCAGTTGGCGGCCGTCTCCAGGATATTTTCGGCCGCTTGGCGCGCGGTCCAGCCATCGCGCCAGCGCGCCATAGCCCAGCTGGCCACGTCCGGAGGTGCGGGGCTTTCCTCTGTCTCCGGAAAGCCTGCGGCTTGCCAGTCCTGAGCCTGGGCCAGCGCTTGGCGGTACTCCTCCGTCTGGGTTGTCATGCGGTTGATGACGGCCAGGCGCATTGCCTCACCGGCTGCATCGATGGCGTCGAGGGCCGCCACCTGGACTCCGACGAGCGCTGGCATTTCCCAGGCCGGCGGCACGCCGAAGTCGACCCACTTAAGGCGCGAGCCCGGCGGCGCGGACCAATCCGGTGGGCCCGGTAGCAGCCGCCAGTCGCCACCACCCGGCGCCGGCCGTGGCGGCCCCTCCTCTTCCTCCGTGCGTACGGTCGACTGCGCGATATACCCGTCCACCACGAGGCCGTAATGTCTTGACACCAGCATTTACAAACTCCCGAAAGTCAACGAGGCCGAACCGGTCAGGGTGGCCGTGAGTCCGCCGCTGTGCGTGACAATCACCGTCACGTCGAAATACACAGTGCCGGTATTCGACGTCGCAGTAACGCTCGTCTGATTGCCCGATGCGTTGCTCAGGTACGGTCCTTGCTGTGCCCGCCCAGCTCTTTGGGTAAGCATCCATCGAACGCTGTATGAGCCGGTGTAGCCCGTGGGATTCACGCTGAATCCAGCGGACAGGGTGCTGTTCGCCGGGCCGGTAATGTCGTTGTCGAAGAACGCATTCAGGGCAAAGCCTGGTGTCGTCGCAACGGCATTGTTTGCTTTGGCCACTACCGTCTCAGCGGGCACGCCTGCCACGTTTGTGCCGGCGGGTGCGCCCACTGTTGCACCGTCCTGGGGTTTTCCCGAGCCTCCCACCGATGCCCAGTTGTTGCTCGAGAGCGGTCCAAATCGAATGCCTGACAGCGACGCGGCGCCGGAACTGAATGTGCTATCGAAAAACAGCGGGGAACCAATAGGCGCAGGTTGGCTCGAAGTGAAAAGTACAGCTCCGTTCTTGCAGTACCTAATTGCCGAGCCATCAAAAATGACGGCAAGTATGTCCCCTGCCACATACGAACCTATGGCACCGCGCGCAACGTTACTCTCGTACACAGCCAACACTCCGCCAGCCTGTAACTCCATGGCAAAGTCGAGCGAGGTATAGCTGGCGTCGGTGTTCGGGTCAGAATTCAAGCCGAACAACAGGTCACATCGCACATCGGCCCGCACGCTCGCATAAGCACCGCCAACATAACTCTCCAGACTTACCACGGAGGTCGCCCATGCCGGAGTGCCGCTCGCCTTGGTAACGCTGTTACCACTGATCGCAATCGCACCGGTCGCAACCAGAGTCAGATCCGACGACGCGTTATCAGCAGGCCTACCAGGCCCAACAACACCTGACCATTGCGCCACCGTGGCTGACTTGGCCGCCATCGCGTTCAGCAACGCCTGCTTCGCGTCATAGTAGCTCTTGAAGTTAGCACGGTAAGTCGCCCCAACGATGCTGATCGCCGTCCCCGGAATCGTGGAAAACTGCGTGCCTAGGCCGGTGATGTACGAGTTCAACGTGGTGTATGCGGTCGTGTAGGCGGTGCGTTCCGTCGTGATGCCCAAGCTTGCGGCCTGAGCATCAATTCCAGCCCGCTCTCCGACTATGGCATTCCAGCGCAGAACTTCCGCCGGCTTCTCCATCGGCGACAGCAAATCGTCACGCGCCATGTCCGCAATTGCAGCATTGGCTACGTCGGCGGCCGTCTGCGCTGCTGCAAGAGCTTCCGTCGACACTGGCGGCGCATACTTGCCCACCGAGATCCAGTCGACTTCAAACACGTCAGCAGCCGTGGCGCCAAGGTCGAGACGGAATTGCCCGATTGTGCTCAGCACGTAGTCGCCACCACCAGCGCTTAGGTTTGCCATATCCCATTCGATGATGGTCCAAGCGCCCCCAGCCGTCGGATCTGGTGTCACCTTTTTGGTGTAACTTCCAGAATAACTGTGGGGCGCATTGGGGCCGGCGGTGGCTGTGTAGTAGCATGCGCCGTCCCAACCAGCCCCGGCAGTACGCCGAACACGGATTCGGATCTTGTCGTTTTGCGAGCCGTCCATGGAAAGCCCCGACGGCGAGCCTAGGCGTGGATCGCTACCAGCCGAAGTGACGATGATCGAGTTGCTACCATAGGTAACAGTCGCCGTACCGGCTTCTCCGACCCACCCCTCCACTGTAGAAGCAAAATCCCAGGTCCGATTTGGTGCGAATACGGCCCTCGCCGACGCTGTCGCAATCGCGTTCAAGACGGCCTGACGCTGGCTGTACAGGCTAGCGAAGTTCGTGTTGAACGTCGCGCGCACGACCGTGTTGTCCTTGGTGTAGTCGGTGTATTCAAGCGAGGTGAGGTACGTCGAAAGCGCGCTATGCGCCGCTTCGTACCCTCCGGTGGGAACACCCAGAGCCGCAGCTTGGCCAAGAATTCCTGCCCGCTCGTCGGTCAGCACCTTCCACTCCCGGACGATCTCGATTTTTTCAACCCGATCAAGCTTGCTGTCGCTGCTCATCGAGTCCACGCGCGCCATCGCAGCATTGGCGGCCTGTTGAGCAGCGATCAGGTCGGCCGCGTCGTACATCAGCTGTGCTGCTGCCCACTCCCCCGCCGGGATAGCATCGGTGGCCGTGGCCGCGATCGCAGTCGCCTGCGTCGTGTGAAGGTATTGCCCACCTGTCGTCGGGATGTAGGTCAGCCAGCCGTTGTTGATGCCGCTGATCGCGCCGGTTGCAAACGTGTACGTGCTGCTGGCGGACGGCAAGGCGGGTGCCGTGGCGCTGGCACTGCGCTGGTACAGTCGCACCGTTGCATTGTTCAGGCCCGGCGCGCCGGCGCCACCGTCAGCCGCCATCACGACAGCGCCCGACCACTCGCCGCTGGCGATGGTGTCCGTCGCGCCGGTCCCTGTTGCACTGGCCGAGGTGACGTAGAGCGGATTGCCATCAGCAGCCGGGATCGTTTTCTGCCAGCCATTCGCCAACGTCGCCGTCGTGATCGCCCCGGTCGTGAAATCGTAGGTCACTGCACCTGGCGTGCCGGTTGGCGCCGTCGCCTTTCGCTGGAAGGCGAACACCCGAGCGTTGCTGTAGCCGGCGGGGCCAGTGCCGGCAGCAGCCGGCGCGTAGCCGATCGACGTAACCGAAGCATCGGCCCAATCGAACGGGTCGGTGCCAGCGGCCGCGATACCCGAAACGCGCACTGTGGCCGCCCAGAGCATCGCGTTCCCGCCGGCCGGTGCCGCCGGCTGGGCCAGGCTCCAGCCGCTGGGCGCGGCGCCGAAGGTGCTGGTACTCCACTGGTAGGCGGCTGCACCGGCCGGCGCCGCCGGCTTGTCCGTCGACCACTTGTAGACCGTCGGTGCCGCGGTCAGCACCTCCACCTGGTAGACGGTGGCGATGGCATTCGAGCGCGCGTTCAGGGACGGATTAGCGCACCGCGCGCGCACCACGTAGAAATATCCTGGCGTGATCGGCGACAGGTAGGCCTGGGTTTCGTCGGCCGATACGGTGGTGCGCTCCCACGTTGGCGACGACACCGCGCGCCACTCGATTTCGACCTGCACCCCACTGGCCTGCGCCATGGCAGGCCAGGTCGCGAGGATGCGTGGCACGGTCGACCCGTCGGCCTGGCGCAGCAAAGTCGATTCGCCAGAGGTGCAGGACAGCGACGCCAGGGGTTCGATCGCCCACGGGTTCGGCAAATCCGTGTTCGGCGTTGCGTCCAGAACCGTCGCATCGGCATAGTCCCAGATGCTCGCGGCGTCTTCCTTCAGCGTCAGCTGCACGGCCGAGTTGGGCGCATAGCTCTTGTCGGTGATCCGATAGACCTTGTTCGTCTGCCCTAGGAACTTGCTGGTGAATGTGATGCGCTGCCCTACCTTCAGCGGCCAGGCCTTCAGGCTGAACTCAGCCTTGATCGTGAAGCCGTTGCGCTGATCCTCGGTGAAGATCCGCGCGAGGTTGGTCACGCGCTGCAGCGAGTCGGTGAACGGAAAATCGATGTTCGTGTACAGGTCGCGGCCATCCGCTTCGCGGTAAGCAGCATTCTGGTACGGCTTGAAGTCGGTTTGAACGTGCTTATTTTCCGGGCCGATGTACTGTCCCTTGACGCCGTTGTACACACTGGCGTCAGACACTCCCGGGTTGACTGACAGACTGCCAACGATGTCCTCTTGGGTCAGCGCGGCTACCGGCGCGATGTACTTGCCGGCGAAAACATCCCAGGTCGTCGCGACCAGGCCACCGGCCATACACTGCGCCATCGCCTCGAGCACACCCTTTTGGTCCTGGTCGGACGTCACCGTGCCGTTGATGGTGTAGCGCGCGCCGCCGGTTGGCGAGGCCTCTTCGCACACGTTCGCGGCTGTGATGAACTGCGCCAGCGGCAGATCCGACATCGGCACGGCGCACAGCGGCGACGTCAGGTAATCCATGATCGCAAGCGCCGGGTTCTCCGACCACTTGGTCTGGCCATCGCGAGGGTCGTACAGTTTCCGCCCGCGGATCACCGCATGGATCGGTACGAGGCCACTCTGGAATTCGGGGTGATTCAAATCGAGCGTGACAACGGTGTAGCACATGCCACGCAGGACAGCCGTTGCTGGCCATTTGTCGGGCAGCACCGAACGCAGGTAAGCGTCGGCCGTGTCATTGGCGCCGCCCAGGTGCTTCAGCACGCGGACCACAGGGGCTTTATCTGGAGGCGCGTCGACCACCGGTTCCGAGTTGAACTTGTGGACCACGCGATACTCGTAGGTCACCAGCACCGGCCCCGTGAAAGCGACGGTGATCGATCGGCCGTTCTGTGCCGTTACCGCGACCGGCGCCATCTGTGCCCCGGCGCCGGAGAACGCCCACACCGAACCAGCGCGCGGCGTGCGCGCCAGGGTGAAGGTAGGACCGGTGTGCGCCTCCTCGGCGATTGCGCCGTCGGGCGTTGTCGCGAAGCGGCCGCCTGTCGGGTCGCCGTCCATATCGGTGGCGCCGACGGCAACGTTGTTGACGTAAACCTCCTCGATCGCATCGCACTCATGCGCGGCGTGCACGCACACCAGGTGCCGGTACTGGTCTTTGTCGCCGCTCGTGAACATCGCGACAATGTCAGCACCGACCTTCGCCCTGCCGTAAACATAGCGGTGCGGAGATTCGGTCGCGATGCGCGTGACCATCCGGTCCTTCATCGCATCACGAAGGCTGTCGCGTGCTGCGCGCTCGGCCTTGCGCGCCTGCGCAGCGCCGTAGATGGCCGTGCCGGCGCTGATGACGACGGTCGCAACGACCACGTAGGCAGCCGTAATTGACAGGCCGGCCCAAGCCGCGAAGGCGGCGATTGCTGGAGGCATTTGAACTTTCCTTACTTGGCGTTGCGATAGCTCCAGGCGTATTCCGCCTCGAGCCTGTCTGTGAACACTAGGCCCGCCTCGCCAACCGACACGACATGCGAGCCGCTGAAGAGGTGCGCCGTTCCGCGAATGACGGCCAGGTCGCCGTCGACGGCGAGATGCGGGTTGATCGGCGTGAGGTGCTCATCGAAGAGAGCGTCCAGGCCACCGGCCTTGGCCACCTTGCGCGCCGCCTCGATCGCGGTCGACCACGGCTTATACGGGGTCAGGTAATCCTTGCCAGTCGCCAGCTCAAGCCAGCCGATGGCGAACAGAACGCAATCGTGCTCGCCCCATTTGAACGGCCGTCCCAGGTGGCTGGCGATGTAATCGTGGAGCTTCATCCTTCCTGGAACTTCTTCGAGAGCCAGACGGCCGGGTTGCTGATCAAGTCGTTGAGGTAGTCCAGCCCGGTGTCGGTCGGGTATGTCTTCTTGTGCTGGGCCGCATTGAGCCGGAATGCCGGCCGGCGCTTCAGGCCGTACGCGCTGGTCTCGCACCGCAGAGTGATCGTCCCGGTCTCGTCACCAATGCCCAGGCTGAGTGTGTCCATCACACCCGCCCAGCACTTCTCGGGTGTGCCCACCATCCGGAAAGCTTCATCCAGCGGGCACATGTACATCTTCGCCGCGCGGCCGCGGTACTCTTCAACCGGGCCGACCGCTAGGGAGACCCATGCCAGCTGTGCGGAATTGATCGTGAAGTTGAGGGGCTTCGCTTCCAGGCCGTCCGATTCCTCGACGGCGCCGATCGTGCCGAGCGCGCCCACGCCGGCCCACTCGTAGCCGCCCCATGTGATGGGAATGTTGGCGGTTGAAAGGCGCGTCGTGGCCGAAGCGAATTGGAACTCGACGAAGTAGACGACGCGGGTCACCGGCTTGGCCAGCTCCACGTTCTGCGCTGTGGTAGTCATTGCTTCCTGGTAAACAAAAAAGCCCCTACGCGAGGGGCTTTTGATTGGGGCTTGTGGCCGTCACGGTCGCCAGTCTTCGAGAAGGCTGAGGCTCATAGGTCTGACTGTGCCTGGGATATATTCCCAACTGACCTTCGACTCGTCGCGACGGAACAGCGCCTTGGGTCGATCCCATGTGACGGCGGCGCCGGCCGGCAGCGCATTGCGCAGCGCGGGCTCGAAGGCCACGGCGATGACGCCCGAGGCATTGGCCGTGGCATCGGCAGTGAGCATGACAACCTGCTGCGTCAGGCCGGACCCGACACCTAAATAGTCGCCGGTGAGAAGTGTTCGTCCGCCCTGTCCCGACGCGGTGATGGTCATTGCCGTCGAGCCCTGGGTCGTGGCGCCGGCCGTCATCGTGCCGCGCATGGTGCCGCGTGGAATGGGACGACCGAAGTTCCACAGCGCCACCTGGTTGGTGCGACCGCGTAGCTGCAGCATAAGTGCCTGCCATAGCTCGGGCCTTTTCAGGCTGGCCGTGATCGTAGTCGCCCACAGCGGCGCGCTGCCCTCGATGGCCTGGGCGCCGAACATCGAGCGGAACTGGACGTCCATGCGCTGCTGCTCCCAAATCTGTGCGGCGACGGAGAAGCCTGTTGGTACATTGATGATCGCCATCAGATTTTTCCCGCTCGCTGCAGTTTGTCGACCAGGTCGGCATTACCCTGGGCAACGGCCATCGCGATCATCCTGCGGTTCTCTGCCATATCGGTCTTCCCGTCGATGGTGATGTTGATCGTTTGGTTGAGTGGTCCGCCCGCGCCACCGGCGCCCCCACGATTGGCCAGGCCACGGATAACCTCGGCCTGCGCCTTCGGCAGCACCATCTCCTTTTCGTGCAGCTGGGTCACCGGATTCACGCCGGCCGGGATGTCGTAGCCGCCCTCGGCGGACGCTTCCGCGATGGCCAGGCCGGCCGTCATGGCCGCGCTGGCGTAGCCCATCGCCTTGATGGTGCCGGCCAGGCCAGCGCCAGCAATGGGGCCGAGGCCAAGCGGCGGCATCGCCATCGCCGCCGACGCGGCCACGTTGGTGTTGAGGATGATCTGCGCGACAGCCATTGCTTTCGTTGCCAAGAACGCGGCCTTGCCCAGCGCCGTCTGGTCCAGCCCAGCCTGCTTCAGGACGTCGTAAAGCTGCCCCGAAGAATCGGCCATCAGCGAAACGATCGACTGCTGCGTCGCCGCTTTCATCTCGAACAGCACCTGTTCGTGCCGCTGGTTTTCGCGCTCGATTGCCTGGTTTGCGGCAATCGTGTCGACCAGCTCCTGGTCACGGTAAGCCTGCAGGTCTCGCAACACATTGGCGTGGTTTCGATTCTCCGACTCCATCGGACTTTCGAGCGACTGGATGAGCCCCATGCCAACGCCTTTGGTCGCGGCATTGTTCGCTGCATCAGCCTTGTCCTTGGCCTCTTTCCGGAAGCGATCGATGGCGTCTTGCGAGACTGCGCCCTGCTGCTGCGCACGTCGGATTTTCTCCTCAACTTCGAGGTGCGCGCGCCGGGCGTTGGTCAGCTTCTCCACTTCCAGGGCCGACTTGCCGTAAAGGTCATTGCTGAACTGCAGCTGGCTGGTGGCCTGGTCCTGCTGCCGGCTCCACGCCTCCATCTCCCGAGTGAGAGCGGACTGCGCCGCGCCTTGCTCGAGCAGCTCTTGGGTGCGGGCGGCCTGGGCGTCGCGCAGCGCCTTCTCCTTCGCGGCGCCCTTGTCCTTGATCTGCAGGTCAATCGCATCGCGCGCCGCAGCGTCTTTGGCTTTTGCGCGCGCGCCTTCCAGCGCCGCAATCTCCGCGTCGTAGGCGCGCACTGCAGCGTCGCGCGCGGCGTCGATAGCGGTCAGCCGGGCTTCGTTGTAGTACTCGAACCCGATCAGGCCTTGCCCGCGCAATTCATTCATGGCGCGTTCATGCCGCGCCAACTGGTCCTGCTCCTGCTTGTACGCTCGCTCGATGTCGGCGATCTGCGCCTGCAGCGCAGACGCGGCCGCACTGCCATCGTCATCGCCACCGTACTTGAGCGTTTTCTTCTTCTCCGGGGCGGGCCCGGTGCCGGGCAGCAGGCCCGCCATCGCGTCGGCGCCAGCGGCGGCCTC